TTGCATCGGAATCATAGTATAATTTTTTAAAATTCTCACCACCTTTATCTAAAGCATTTGATGTTGATCCCATCATACACTTACCTATAACTCTAGAACCTAATCGTAAACAAGTCTTTGTAACTCTCCAGTTGTTTAGTATGTTTGTAGGTCTTTCCCATTTACCACTTTCATCGTGGACTAATAGTTTTAATTTTTCACCATCGTACGAGTTGTCCCCGGTGTTCTTCCAGTCGATCGTTGTATCGAGCCCGGTGATTTCCTGTAGCTTCTCATTGGTGTCAAGCTTTTTTCTGGTAAACTTTGACGCGGGTACTCTGTACGCAAGTTCTGTCTTCGGCCTGTCCATACCGTCCTGGATTGGTTTGAAGAAGAAGGGGTAATTAACTGAGATGGGTACGACCTTATCAGTAAACATCTTTTTGGCGTCTGGCCCGGACTTTGATAAAATGCCAAATCTTGAATCTGTGGATATTGTTGCCTGGTTAACCGTCTCACCTGATGCCATGAAAGAGAAACCTGACCGTCGGTTTTTAAGATAACACATTCCGTAACACCGTACATCTGCCTTACAAGCTTCCCAGAATATAAAGAATAATCTGTTTGACTCCCTAAAGTCTGGTTGCCCAACATCAATCTTGGACCACTGCAAGTACATGTAGTGAGTACCAGTAATATAAGTAGGCTTGTTCTTGTTATAAAACCAAAAACCTTCTTCACGCCTTTTAAATTCTTTATCAATATAGTCATACCATTTTTCTTTAAATTGTAAAGGATGCTCGTCCCAATCAAATACTGATTTTATTTTTAAAAGCTCTTTTGGATATTCAGTGTGTCTCCATCTTTTTCCTTCAAACTCAAAAACATTATCCTCTTTTGGTAAAGCTATTTTAATGTTTTGTATTTCGTATATATCACCTATTTTACCAGTTTTACTGATAACAATCATATCAAACTCTTTGTTATAGCCGTACTCCCACTTGTTATATCTATTTTTCTTGTTTACAACCTTAGACTTAACATGATCAGGTAATATTTTATATAGTGACTGCTCGTACATTACTTAGATCTTCCTTCAGCAAAACCTCTGAAACTTTTTTCTTTAGTCTCTACAGGTTTTTCATTTATTCTATCCTCTTCTTCTTGTATACGAGTAAGTATCTCGAATGCATCAAATATAGCTAGCTTTTTTGTAGCTGCTGCATTTTTTAATCTATCAGCAGATATATCCTCGTCAGAATCAACAATAGGCTCTTTAGCAACCTTAATTAATTCCTCAACTGCTATTTGCCCAGCTTGGATTATATTCTTCTTCGTCTCCTTTGTATTCATATTTAATTACAATATCATTTGATTTCATACAGTATAAACGCTCTCCGTCAATTATAAATTCAAACTCACCATATGGAGTATAACCTATTAGGTCACCAGGAACGATTTTAACGGCTTCTAAGGAACTATTACCATATTTTAGTATTCCTATAAGCTTTCTTTCTTTATCCAGCGTTAGATCATTATTATCTAACAGTGGTTTTACGAAACACCTATCTCTAAAAGACTTCCAATCATCACCATTATTATATAAATATATTTGGTCAGGTGAGCAAAAGTACAGATCGTCTACAAACTTAGATCTACTGTCTTTTCTTTTACCTCTAATATCAAAAAAGCTTCTAAAAACGTTATGATGTATAATAACTATATCACCTTCTTTAATTAACGTAGAATACGCTGATGGAGTAGAAACTACCACAGCTCTATTGCTAACAGCTTTAAAATCTTCAGTGTTACTATTAGTTATAAGGCTTTTGTCACCTATTTTGATTTCGTTGTCGTATCTTTTGTTTGTTGGTCTTACAATAAAGTCAAATAAACTCTTCATTAGTATTCTAAATCGTATTCAACAGATATAGCCATGTTAGAATTGAATTTCTTCCATGGCATTACCTCATCTTTCTTTTTGATATAGATACTGTAAGAGTTATCGTCTTCGGAGTATAATATAGCTGATATAGTATGACCTCCATAAACTTTTTGACCTACAGCATAATGCATTGCATCATTTTTGTAATCAGAACCTATACTTATTTTTCTAACTACAGAGCTCATTAGTTAATTGATTTAACAACTGACAATTCAGTATCATCTTTTTCTTCAATGGAAGTATAACTACCATCTGTAATATCAATATTAATAGCTCCGTATTCATCTTCAAGCTCTTTTTTAGTGATATTTATTTCTTGAGAAATAGCAGCTTGAGCGTGTAAAACCTCATGCTTACGTGCTTCTAAAGCACCTATATCCGTAAATATAGCTTGAAGTCTACTTTGTTGACTTTGAATTTTCTCTAATTGTTCTTTTTTGATTTTTGACATTTTGATTTGATTTAATTAGTTTTATTTTTACTTAATTTTATTATCACTTGATTTTTTATTTTTTTCCCAAGTACGACCAACAAAGTAAGCTCCGTATACTGTTATAAGTAAAGACTGAAATATTGGCGTATAAGATTCATCTACTTTAAAGCTACCTATATTACCATCTGCAAAAGATAAAACACTAAATATAAATGTTAAATATATTAAAACCATAGGTCTTATATTCTTAGACAACCAGCTATCACTTTGCATATCAGCTTTCCAACGGTCAGTAACTTGAGCCTGAGCTTCACTATCAGCTTTTTCTAATATTTCTTGTATTAATCTTTGAGCCTCTAGTTTCTCTTCTTTAGTTGTAGTAAGTTTATCAATAACGTTACCAACTTCTTTTATCACTCCACCAGTAAGCCATTGAAATAATTTCTTCATTATTTTCTTTCAAAAAGATTACCAGCGCTATTATAGCCGTGTTTTATTTTTTGTGGTGTAAATTTAGCCGTATATCCTTGCCCTATCGATCGTGCGTATCTTTGCGCGTCTCTCCTAGAGCTTTTATAAACTTGTACATTATTACCTTTTCTACTAAAAACATCACCTGTTTTTTCATCTATACCAACAACCTTATGGCCAATATTAAAATTATCTCCTACTTTTACAGATTTAGTATTTAAATCCCGTTGCTTATGCTCTTCTTTCATCTTTTTTTGAGACCTAGCGTTGATAGTATTAAACGCTTGTGCTTCAACACTATTACCTTTCATTTTATCGGCATCACCAAGAGGTTGGTAGCCTGGCAAGCCAGGTTTTTTACTAGATTCAATTGCTTTAGGTTTAGCAGGTCCACTTGAGCCAGGAGTATCATGATCTTCAGCGTGAAGATATAAAGGTCCAGTCTTATAGAAAGGTGGTTTTGATGCGTTTTTTAATTTTGACATTTTTCAGTTTGTTTATTTATGAATTTTTATAAGCCTCAGCTTCCCAAGGTAAGTTTTTAGCTCCTTCTTTCATTTGAGCTCTTGAATATTTTTTTCCTTTCCAGTACACGTTATCATCATCATAATCTAAATCGCCACGTTTTATTTGATCAATATGAATCATCTCGTGGTCAATTACTTTCTTACATTGACTCGGTTTTAAATACTTGTTTATAAGTATTGTACCATTATTGTTGGCCATACCTAAAACACCTTCCTCCATATCAACTTGATATATAGGAGTATTGTCTACCTCATACGGTGGTTTAAGTTTAAATGCCATATTAGTACTTACAGCTTTTCTTTTTAACAGGAGTAGTTGGTTTTGCTGGTTGAAAACCTGATTGACAATGCTTAGACATAAAAGATCCTTGCATAGTCACTGGAGATTTTAATTCACTACCGTAGCCTTTGTTAAGATTTTTTATTGGTGCTCCTGATGCCGCTTCTACAGCTTTTTCAGCTTCGTATTTACCTTCTTTTCTGACTTTAGCATTTTTTGATTTAGAATCAGCTATAGCATTTCTAGAGTAATCTTGCGCTATTTTTTTCCTTGACTTGTTCATAACTTTTTATTTTACCATTTAACTTTGTCAGCCCACCAAGCAGCAGACATTTTACCTTTCTTTATATTTTTAGCATGTCTAGCTTTGAAACTAGCACGTCTAGCTTTCTGCTTTGCTGACTCACCTTTTTTAGGTTTACCAGCGGTGCTAACTCCTTGTTGTCCAAATCTAATTATTTTTTCCTTACCCGCTGAACAAGCTTTTACCACGTGAGATTTAGTGGGGTGACTTGGGGTTTTTTTAGGCTTATTACAAGCCATTTTAGATTTATCTAACTTTGCCATTTTATTTCTTATTTAAGTTATACCATTTTTGAATAGTATAGCCAATAGACACTGCTAAAAGAGTTAATTTAAGTATCACGTCTATATTAGACATAGACACCATTAAAGCACTAGCGTTTAACATATACAGTTTTATATCTCCTATTGATCCCATTTTATCCTTTAGCTCTTTGAGTGATTGGTCCTTTTAACGAATCACAACCGCAATCAGCCAATTTTAACTTCATACCTTTAGCGCCGCTACTAGATCCTTTACCATGCGGTCTACCTACTTGACTTAATGGTCCGTCCCATATAGTGTTTTCACCAACAACGCCTCCTGCGTTTACATTAGCTTTTGTTACTTTTAATGCCATAGTTATTTGTTTTTTATAATTTCTTTTGCTTTATCATAATCACCACCAGCTTGTTCCATAGCTAAGCCAAATGCATTGCCTTGAAGAGCTGATGGATCTTTAACATATTGTTTAGCTTGAATATCTCCAGCTTGATTCTGTAAAGATCTTTGTCTTTGACCAACATCTCCAAACATTTTATTTCCAGCATTAGTAACAGCGCTATTAAATAGTGGAGCAGCACTACCCATTTCATTACCTGGTGTAGGAGTATCGTATGTCATCTGCACTGGTGTGATTTCAAATTTTTGTCCTCCAAAAGGATTTGAACTACCACTTGGACCGCCAGGCATAACTGGGCTTTGCTTTATCATAGATGGGTCATCAATACTTTCCATTGATGGCGCGGCACCAATAATTCCTGTGCTTGACGCAGCACCTGTTGTTGGTACACCTGTTACTTGTTGACCTGATTGAGATATCGCTGAACCGATATTACTAAGCAGTCCGCCTCCACCTTGTCTACTAGCTAGTAGTTGTGCAAGTGCATCGTTTGTACCCACTCTTCTAGTAGCACCTAGAGCCGCCATTCCAGCTACATCAAACTTGTTTGGTGATTTTTTTTTATTGTACATAGTTATCTTTGTTTATCGTTATTAACATTATATATGGCTGTAGTTAAAACTTTATCCGTGTAACTATTACCTTTAATTATTTTATTTCTTCTAGAACTAGTTGGTATATCATCTTCACCTAGCATTATTCTATATATTCTATTTATAAGTTGCTTACATTGAAAAGAAACTTGATATATGTTGTAAAGTTGTGTGGTTCTATTCCTAGGTCTCCACACTTTTATCCAACCAGCTTTTAACAGTTTATTCCAACGTCGATTATCCCAACTATATGAATAAGAACCTGTTTTAAAGTCTTGTTTAGAGAAATGATCCATACAGTCAAGATATATTAGAAGCTCTAAATCAGCATCATTTAAGTCGTTGTTTTTACAGGCCCATTTACGTATTATACGATAATGTTTTAACAAGTTCATGTCTTTAACATCTCTTGCATCTAGTCTTTTCATAAAACAACAACTATATCCTCTAGTTTAATAACATGATAAAAATCTTTATCTATTTCTATTTTGTGACCGGCGTGTCTGTCAAAGAAAATAATATCGTTTTCATTTACACCAACTACATCACTTCCAATAGAAACTATACTAGCCTCTATATATCTAACATCTTCTCTATGTGATTCTGCAAGAAGTAAACCACCTTTTGTTTTAGTAGTACCTTCTTTTGTTTTCTTTATAATTAAATTTCTACCTATTGCTTTCATCTCCAACTCTTAAGTTATTAATTACACAATCTGTAGATAATATAGTAGTCGCTACTGAAGCCGCATTTCTTAAAGCACTTTTAGTAACCAGTAATGGATCTATAATACCAGCTCGTACCATATTTACATCTTTACCTGTAACCACGTTTAACCCTCTATTTTTCTTATCAGGATAAACCAATTCTAAACCAGCGTTGGAAAGAATAGTTTCGTAAGGAGCTTTTATAGCCTCTAGTAAAACTTCTTCACCTTTATTTTTAGCTTTTATATGTGTAGACGCGTTGAGTAGTGCAATACCTCCTCCTGGAATTATACCTTCTTTAATAGCGGCTTTTGTAGCGCAGATTGCGTCTTCGACTCTATCTGTCTTTTCTTTAAGTTCAATGTCTGAATTTGCTCCAACCTTAACAATTGCAACCTTAGCAGATAA